AGAACCAGTAGAGGAACAAGAAGAGTCAGTAGAAGAACCAGAGGAACAAGAAGAGTCAGTAGAAGAAATAATTGTTATTAAACCTAAAGCTAAAAACAATAAAAAACCACAAGAAAAAGAAAAAGTAAAAGTAAAGGATGTTTCTATAAATACAGTAAGAGACATTACTGGAATGAAACTTCAATATCCAAATCCATTTTCTGAAAGATTAGAAGAACGTATTCCTCAACTTTTTGTTAAAACTAAAGGTGAAAAATTTGACGCATATACTCGTATGTGTCCTTTTAGTTTAAGTGATAGAAGACAGCCTATTATTTTGACAAAAGAAGAAAAAGAAAAAATGGTTAAAGAAAATCCAGATAATTTTGATGAAGTTGCTGATTTTATTGAATATGGAGCTGACCCTACAGACAGTTCAAAGAAATTTTATTATACTTGTCCACGTTATTGGTGTTTATTAACTAACACAGCTGTAACTGAACAAGACATATTGGATGGTAAATGTGGTCCAAAAGTTGCAAAAATTGAAGATGCAATTATTCCAAAAAAGGAAAAGACAGTTCCTAAAGGTAAATATGTGTATCAATTTTATGATGCAAATGAAAAGAAATATCCAGGATTTCATAAACAAAAAACACCTTCAGGATTATGTATTCCATGTTGTTATAGTAATTGGTCTACAACTGAGATGAAAAATCGTAGAGATATATGTCAAGGCAAATTTGACAAAAATGTCTCACAAAAGGTTTCAAAAGAAGAAGAAAAAATGGAGGAAACCCTGCAAAGAGAAATGTTAGAAGTAGAAAATTATGTTAAAGGTCCAGAAAAATATGGTCCGCAGTTAGGTGAATATCGTTGGGGGTTTCTTCCAGTTGCATTGCAAAAATTTCTTCATGAAGTAAATGATGATTGTAAAAGTAGTCAAACAGGTATGAGTTTAAAATTTAACCATACTTGTATTTTACGTCACGGAATCGAAGTTAGTTCAAATCAATCTTTTATTGCTTGTATAGCAAGTGCTATATTTTTTGGTCAAAAAGATGATACTTCAAAAGCTAAGATAAAACCTCCTCTACTAAATAAGTATATACCAGGTGTAAAATATGATGTACCAAGCATTAAAGAAATGAAAGAAATTATTATAAATTCTTTAAATATTGATAAATTTATACTTTTACAAAATGGTGATTTAGTGTCATCTTTTGCAGATGAAAATAGAGAAGTAGATATTAATAATTATAAAGAAACCAAACTTTATAAAAAGACAAAATCAAAAAAAATGGTTACAAAAAGATACAATAATGAAAATAATGAAATTAATAAAAATAATGAAAATAATGATGAAGAGTTTATTATTAAGATTGCTCAAGCGTTTGAGAATTTCAAGGATTTTTTAAGAAACAATAAAATAACTATTGATTACACTTATTTATGGGATTTAGTATGTATTCCAAATCCTGGTTTATTTGAAACAGGCGTTAATTTAATTATTTTAGAAATACCAGAAGATGATACAACTAACAATGTTGAGTTAATTTGTCCAACAAATCATTATTCTGTGAATACATATGATGCAAGACGTCGTAGTCTTTTGTTAGTTAAACGTGAAAAATATTTTGAACCAATTTATGGATATAATAATGACGGAAAAGAAGTACGTGTTACTAAGACATTTAGTGAATACGATAAAAGTTTACCTAAGACGTTAAGAGCTGTTTTTGCAAAAATTATAAAACCAACATTGAAAGACAAATGTAAATTATTACTAAGCAAACCAAATGAATACAGGTTTAAACAGGCTCCACTTTTAGATAATTTAATAAAAGATTTAATTGATGGTCATTATGCTATAGATAGTCAAGTTTTAAATTTTCAAGGAAAAGTAATAGGTCTTTTAGCAACTAACAAAGATGGGTTGCAAGGTTATATACCATGTTATCCTTCGTCATTAACAACATTAAAAAGAAGTAAAAAGTCGTGTGACAGAGAAACTCATAGTTGTGAATATGATTATGTTTATATGAATGATGATATTTGGAAACCATATGAAGATACACTTTCTTTTTTAAAAATATATTATAATTTTGAAGAACCAGCTGATATAAACAATGCTAATTGCTATAATATTAAATATTTTTGTAGAGTAGTTGAAGAAGAACTTATTACTGGATTTTTAACTAACACAAACCAATTTATTCCTATTAAAGAACCAGTTCCAGTATCATCAGTACACGATTCAATTAAAACAATAAACCAAGGTGATACATTAGTTGCTGATATTAATACTTTAACTAGTTCAAAAAAAGACTCAAAACGAATAGATTTTATTAAAAGAATTAAGTTGGAAACAAACTACTTTAATGTATTTAGAAATACAATACGTATATTATTTAATGATTATTCTAATTCAGATAAACGAAAAAATATTCAAGATGAATGTAATAAACGCTATGTACTTTATAAAAATCAATTAGATACTGTCATAGAAATGTTGCATGAGTTAGTTGATGAAAGTATTATATTTGCATCAACAAAAAATGGATATAATTATGAAAATGTTGATGAAAATTTTGTTCAAACTTGTATTAAAAATACAAAATCTAATTGTGATAAAAATGAAAATGTATGTATTGTAAATAATGATAAATGTAGTCTTGTTTTACCAAAAGAAAATTTAGTAAATGGTACAGATAACGAAATATATTATTATGGAAGAATGGCAGATGAATTGATTCGATATAATAGAATAAAATCATTTGTATTTAAACCACAAATATACTTATCATTTGGTCAAGTAAAGTATAATTTAAGAGATGATGAAATTATTGTCTTGCAAGATATGTTAAATTCTGACTTTTTTGAGAATTTAATTCCAGCATATATAAATAAATATGCAAAATTTAATACTTATGATAATGCAGAACCTATAATATCACAGAACTATCAACAAGAAATAGAATTAGATGACATTATAAATCCAAACCATGTTCGTGACTGTAACAAGGCAACTCCAGAATCAATTACTTCTGGTTATTGGAATAAATGTTTTCCTACTTCTTACAAAGAAGTATTATATAGTGGAAGTAATTATTGTTCAGTTTATATGATAATTGATTTAATAGAAGAAATAAAACATAAGAAGGTTACACTCGAAGAAATAAAGGATGCTTTGGTAGAACAATATAGCCTATTAACTGATAAGTTTACAAATAAAGAAAGAATAGATAAAATAATAGATGTGTTAAGAGAGGAAGCACAATTTGACGCAAATCAATTGCAAGATAATACAATAAATTTTGAACAAATGATTATGCAGGAAGGTTTTGTTGCTATTAATTTTGATTTATGGTTATTGTTAGTTTATTATAAAATTCCAACTATATTAATTTCAAGTAAACAAATACCCGAAACAAGATATAATGCAAAAGAATTTGTTTGTTATACAGAACCTAAAAGTGATTCATATGTATTTATAGTTACTCCAGCAATGTATCGTAGATTAGGTAATAAAATTCCTGAGTATAAAGTTATAATAGATGATAAAGGTAAAATAGATGTGGCTTTAAAAGAAATAAAAGATAAAACAAATGGGTGTTTGAAAAATATTGAAAACGCAATAGACAACTATATTTCAGTAGAAGATTATTTAGATGTTATATTTGAAAAAGACATAACAACAAAATATAAAAAGAAACAAAAAGGTTTACGTGAAGTAAATTTGGATTTTGATATAGTTGAAGAACCTCTACCAATAATAGATGCAACAGAAAAGGAAAAAGATATTCTTATTGAAGAAGAAATGGAATTATTAGAGCCAACAAAAAAGAAAAAGGTTAAAAAGCTAAAACAAAGAATCATTTTAGAAGAAGAAGAAAAGAAAGAAGAAGAAAAGAAAGAAGAAGCAATAGAATTTGAAATAATTCCTGTTATCAAAAAGAAAAGACGCACCAAAATGTTAAGAGTAAATCCTCCAGGAAAAAGAAAAACTAAGAAGTTGTTACCAGAAAATGTAGAAATTATTGATGAAATCAACTAACAGAATCGTATCCGTCTTCTTCGGAATTATAATAAGTTTCCTGAGATGGTTCTATACTATATTCATCTGTACATTCATTTACAGAATAAGATTCAGATATAGTTTCAGAATCATAGTCAGAATAAGATTCAGATATAGTTTCAGAATCATAGTCAGAATCATAGTCAGAATCAGTTTGTGATTCATGTTCAAATTCAGATATAGTTTCAGAATCATAGTCAGATTCAGATTCGTCTCTTGATTCTGGTCTAGACCTAGTTCGAGATTCAGAATCATAGTCAGATTCAGATTCAGATTCAGATTCACTCCTACTAGGTTGAGGTTCCGTTTGATTATCTAAATAAAAACGAAAAGTAAAGTGATTTATGGGGTAATAATTGTTATTAGATTCGCTATCACCATCTAAATAATCTAATTTTATTGAATTAAAAGATAAATGTTTATCATTAAATAATTTCTGTTTAACAATTTTTCTTGTTTTTGTTGAATTATTAATATATGTTAATTTGTAAAATTTTCGACCAAATAATTTATTATATTCATAAAATTTTCTAAGTTTATAATTTAATAGTTTATTATATTCATATATTTTGTTAGTTCCGTGTATATAATAATTAACAATATAATAATAATATAAGAATGGTCTAAATATTTGAACTAATTTATCCTTTGGAAATTCTTGATGAATTATTAATAATTTTGTAAACCGATTTGTTTCTAACATTCTCAATATGCTATTATATAAAACTGTATATGGACTACAATAAACATATTTCTTAATTGAAAATTCTCTTATTAAACATTCATAGTCCATTTCAAATGCTTTTAGTTCAAATTTTGAAAGAAAAAAACAATGAAATAATGTAGACATAATCATAGACGATTTTTTTAATAGAAAATAAGTATTACATAAATCACTAAAAAGAAATGGTTGTCTACAATATGGATTTACTGGCCATAATGGAGTTGCAAAGAAGTTAGGAGAATTACTTATAGAATTTTCTACTATTTTTACTATATCGTTTAATGAAAATAAGTATTTTGAGTTATTATGTATAATAGTAATAACATTACTACTATTATTTTTATCTAATAAATTTAATGATAAATCTTTATCAACTACCGTTTTATAAAATTTATGCCTATATATATTTGCCACCTTAATAAATGCATAATACATCTTTTGGGCTTTGCAAAATTTATTTAATAGTTTTTCCTTAAGTTCTTTTTTGCAAAAATCATTTTCTAACAATTTATTTAAAACATTAAATTTTGCCAAAGAAAAAAGAGATAAAATAGTTAATTTTGTTTGATGTATTTTGTCTATACTGTTTATTTTATTTGTAAAATCAAAATATATTTGATTTATCATTGTTTTTAATAAACTATCTTCATCTACTAATGGAGTATAAGTATATTTTTCTATAAATGGGTCATTTGGATACATTTTGTCTTTTATTCCAATCAATGTGTATAACATATTAAAAAAAGTTTTCATATTAAATATACATTATTTATAAATATTTAATATCTTATTTATTATTTGTTATTGTTATTGTTATTGTTATTGTTATTTGTTATTCTTGTTATACTAATTATGCAAAAGGGTCATATGCATTTACATCTCCTAATTCTGCAATCTTCATAGAAGTTATATGACTATCCATAGTTAAGTCTCTTAAACTGCATTTATCCATTTCACTTTCTAAGCCTTGAATCAATCCGTCTTCGATTATATTTTCAGTGTCCTCGTATTCGTACTTATACTTTTCTTTTAATAGTAACATTTCATTAATATCCAATACAACCTGGAATGCCGCTGTACCAAACAATCCTTCTTGACCACACATTACATTTGCGGATATTCCTCTTAAAGTATCTAATTCCGCATGTCGTGCTGCTTTTAAGAACATTTCTGGTGTTTCTTCGAAAGACGCTTTTGCAATTGGACCAATGTCATCATTGTTAATGCCATGTCTATAAATTGAAATTAACTTATGACTAAATGTCATTCTATCGCACAACATTGAAATGTGATGAGCATTAATGTATGCCCCATCAAACTCTAACACTTCTATCAATTCGTTATATATGCATTGACGCGCTGCTTCCATTCCTAATATATGGTATATTTCCATAATATCGTTGCTTACTGTACGACTTTTGTCAATGTAATCTAGACCTAATACGTCTAACAAGTTTGTACCAATTGTATCCAACACCCAAATATCTTCCTTAACATAGGAACCCGATTTTTCAACAAGATTGTCCTTTACTTTACGCATAATTACTTTGTTAATTTTCTTAATGCCACGTAGCACAATATTATTTAAAAGCTGGTCTTGGAAATTTTTCAAAATATAAATTTGGTCAGATTGGTCTAATGGATTCATTTTTGTCTTCTTGTTACTCTTATTAGACGCATTCTTCAGAATATTTTTCATACGAATTCTAAATATTAACTTATCTGAATTGTAATCAGAATATACGCAGTTAATTTCATCCTTATATGTATTATTTAATGTGAAATTTATATCATCCATTGTAATATTCTTCTCTAACATTACTTCAGCATCCATCTCAATACGGATAATCCACTTGCTCTTATCTTCTTCTGACTCTTCTTGTTGTTCCAAACATTCATCCAGTAATTGTTCAAATTCTCTATATTGAGACATTGCTTCTTTATCTTCTTCTATTAGTGTATTCATATCATCAGGGTCAAAGCATATTTCAATACTCTTTACGACTTCTTTTAACTTTGTATGTTCCAACATATACTGTATCGCGTTTACCTTATCTTTATCTGATTGTTCATCTTGATTTAAATAAACAGTTAATGAAGGATTCTTAATTGAATTAGATAATGCAAGAATTTCTTCCATTCTTGGTACACCACGAGTCACATTTGACTTAGATGCCACACCAGCAAAATGGAAAGTGTTTAGTGTATTATGCACTAAAATTCCACTGTCATTCATAAATGTCTGATTTGCAGGAACAGTGAAATCATAAACATAATCTGTTTGGTTTGGTTCATATACTTCTAGCTTGACAATTTCATCCCAAATAATATGAGAACTTGCTGCTTGTTTCAAAATATTGAGTTCGTCATTTATTAGTTTGACAGATGAATGTGACTCAAATTCTTCAATATATTTCTGCAATGTTCTGCGTCCAATTGATTCCTTCTTTGACCAACGTCCATATTTACTGCTTTGACCTGGCATTTTAAGAGTCTTGCCACATTTTGCAATAATGTCTCCTAAACCAGTAATCTTATCAATTTCATCAGACAAATTATGCGCATCACTTCTAGTAATATAATTAACCAAATTATCAAGTTTATCTATATGAACTGTTGAACCAATATTTTCTTTATACAATTCCGAATATTTTGCGCTAATGGATAAGTTATACATTGGCTGTGATTTTACGTTTTGAACTTTTATTGAAGTAAATATGTCGAAGTAATTAAATAATAATGATAAATCTTTTGTTAATCTTTCACTTCGACTGCAAGCTCTTATTTGATGATGCTTTTCATCAGATTGAAAGTTACCGTCACCATCCATATAGCCTTGCAATAATCCAGCTTTAAATTCATTTGGTGCAATAAAAGCAAAATCAGGAACTTGTTTTATAAATGACCCTGTCTTGCATGTATCTAATAAGAATAATGCTAACTCTTTGTGATTGAATTTGGTTACAACTGAAGGACCATATTCACATTGTCTCAAAGTGTCTTTAGCTTCCTTATCAAATCTTAATGCAATGTCCTTTACTTTGTCAATATAATGTTGTGAAATATTTGTGATACAAATTGAATAATTGTTAATGTTTCCTTCTGCTAAATATGCACCAATAAACCATCCAAATAGGTTATCTAATTCGTAATGCAAGTCTCCAATCTTAATTACATTTATTTCAAATGAATTATCAATATGTTTTGCTACTGGAATGCGCATGCCTTCTTTTAATTCAGAACCAGTAATTGGTTCAACAGTTTGATTATTTCTAATTAAATGTGAATGACTTAATGTAGTTGTAACTGTTCTTCCACTTCGTGTTTCAACTTTTACTAACTTACCATTAACTGGGTGACGACTTACATGTGAGATTTTATTCCAATGTGTCTTCTCTTTTGAGTCCACTCCAATAATATAATATTCGTCATCTAAAGCATCTAATAATGTTTCGACGCTATTTTCGTGACCAGTATTAAATGTAAATTGAGGATTTGCTTCAATAATTTTATCACAAAATTCTCCAATTTTTGTCAAGACTGAAGAAATTTTTTTAGTAGACTTGTTAATTTTCACACATCTAATATGCTCACAAAATATTTCCGACATCTGAGTAGTTGGTTCCCCAATGCTCTGTGCCGCAATCATTCCAACCATTTCCCCAGGTGCAACAATGGCTCTTTTGTATGACAAAATAATAGTCTGTAATAATAAATCCAATGCCTTTTTATTGAAGCGCTTGTTAAGTAGCAAGTCTTTTGGTGATAAATAGTAGAAATATAGTAACTCAAATAATTTGGTTGGTTGAGCAAAACGAATCTTATTAAGTTGAGCAAATGTGTCTTCAATTGCAGCATATGCTTCCAACATAGTAATGTCAACTAGTGAGTTTGAATTGATACTTTGTTGACCAATAACGTTTTGGATAATGTAAGCAAATGCAACTGGACTTCTTACTGTTTTCTCTGACTTGCCATTAAATACATTTTTAAGCAACTCAGGTCTTGCTTCAATCATTAAATCAATATATTTCTTTGATTTTTCTTCAATAGCATCTAATTGCTTTCTTTGTCTAGTATAAGCTGATTTTGTAAACATGCCAGCTAAACTCTTTGACTTTGATTTATCATCAATTATTGCGTAATGAGAGTAAATATCTTGTATGCTCATTTCAACAATAGGTAAATCTTGATTTTCTACCTTTACAGTATCAATTGAATCATCGCCATATGAGAACTGGACAATTTTACTTTTGTTTGTTCTAATTGTCATATCATAGTTTACCATCAAATCTTCTAAACCCTTAATCAATCTTCTTTGAATATAACCAGTGGTTGATGTTTTGACTGCAGTATCAATAAGACCAATACGACCACCCATTGCATGGAAGAACAACTCTTGTGGTGATAATCCGTTAATATATGAACTTTCAACAAATCCACGAGCAATTGCGCTATCATCATACTTAGTGTAATGTGGTAAAGTTCTGTTGTCGAATCCATATGGAATGCGTTTACCATCAACATTTTGCTGACCTAAGCATGCAGTCATTTGTTGAATATTTAGCTCAGAACCTTTTGAACCAGCATTAAACATGACAACAAAACGGTTATCATGTGATAAATTATTTAATGCTTCTCTTCCTGCATCATTTTGTGCTTTACTTAAAATATTTGTTACTTTAGTTTCGAATTCTTGTTCATTAGACTTTCCTGAGTTATTTTCAAATACTCCAATTTGTACTTGGTCAATCAATGATTTAACATCTGTTTTCTTTTCTGTAATAATAGAAACTATTTTTTCGTTGGTTTTATTATCTGTAATTAAGTCACTGATTCCAACACTGAAAGCACTTTGTTTCATGTATTCAGTAACAATGTTTTGTAAATCATCAATAAATTGACTAGATGCCATATTGCCAAAATCATTGCAAACGCGGTGAATAAGGCCTTTAGTACCAGAACCTAAAATGCCCTTATCTAATTGTCCTCGAATATACTTTCCGTTAATAATTTCAATAATGTTATTAGACTCGCTGGCTTTTTCTTTATCAGAATTGAATTGTTTATTTTTGACCTTTAAAGTAAGTGGTGGAATAATTTGTGATAATATTTCAAAATTTGAAACTTTTTCATTACGTTTCTTTTTTAAAGTAGAAGTGTTAACACGATTAAACATCATGAGTAAATTCATTGCATCTTTTTGTGTAAATTCTATGTTTTCACGTGTAAATTGATATGAACCAAGCATTGAATCTTGATAAATACCAATAATTGCTGAATTGTTAGCAGGACTAATAATTTGATATGGAACTGCTGCTAAATTACGAAGTTCTGACTCAGATTCTGGATCCTGAGGCATGTGCAAATTCATTTCCATGAATTTCCCCAATGTTTCCAATGGGGACGGACTGTATCTTAAGCAAGCTCAGGATGGCTAATCCTTCAACGCTCACCAACACCTGTTCAGTCTCTGAATGCCTTCCATAGTCTACCAAACGACTTTAGGAAGTTACACTGCGGATTGCCCAATTCCTCAACATTATTACCATTGGGTTCGGCTATTAACCGAGTTCCCTCATTATGTTTCCATTATGAGGTGGTAGTTAAGGACTCTAAGGGGTTTCCCGCATCAGGGTGTTTTGCTAAATGATTCTTTAATTTTTCTATAAATTGTATTGCACTTATTTTACTTTTATCTAATGGAATATGAACTCCACCAAAATCAGCTTTAATTCTATCTATATAGACGTACCAACCATATTGTTCATTATATTTATTTAATGGTTTAATATATTTTTCAATATCATCACCAATGTATTTTATATCTTTAAATCTTTCAAATTTTTTATCTTTATAAAAATTTACTACGCCATTGGATACTCTTTTCTTACTCTCGTCACTATGAGTAAATACATTACCTCCGTTTTTTAAGTTATAACCATGTGGATATAAAGTATTAAACTCTTTGATGTAATGTATTTCGCGCTCATCTGAATCAGTTAATTCACAACATTCTAGCAATTCAACCACAAAATCTTCAACACCATATTTTCTAATAGCATTGTTTAAGTAATGAGATTGATTCTTTTTTGTTGAGAAAGCTTCTGATATGTGACTTCTAAATCTAGATTCATGTCCATATGGTCTATATCTTTTGTGATTTAATATATGAGAAACTGCTTGTCCCACATACATTTTACCACTCATAATATTAGTTATTTTATATATTTCACAATATCTTTCGGTTGGGTTGTCTATAATTTGTTTTGACAGTTTTAATCGTTTTGATAGTTCCATATTATTTTATACAATATTTTATATTTAAGTGCTTTTTATTAAGAATCATTTAACTAGGGAGTAACACGCTTTTCACGCTCCCTGTTGGGGACAAAATGTAATTTACATATGTCTATCCCCGTCAAACGGTTGTTCCCTAAGGTTTCCCAAAGGGCCGGACTGTATCTTAAGCAGATTCAGGTTGGCTAAACCATCATTATCCACCGCCTTCCGTTCAGTCTCTGAGTGCCTTTCATTTCCTTACCATAACGGAATTAGAAAGTAACACTGCGGATTGCCCAATCCTTCACATTATTACCATTGGGTTCGGCTATTAACCGAGTTCCTCACAAATGTTTCCAAAAGTGAGTGGTAGTGAAAGCTCTAAGGGGTTTCCCGCAACAAGAAGTCTCGCCTAATAAAAGACTAGGGGGTATCACGCTTTTAACGCCCCCTGTTGACGACGTTGACATTTTAGTCATTTCTGTGACAACTTATCATCACAAAAAGTTCATCGGCATTGTAAGGTTTTGTGTCCGCAACATTCATTCTGAACGTATCTCCACGCTTCATAATACGAGCAATATGACACATCATACTCATTCTATGTAGTGTAGGTTGTCTATTAAATAAGATAGCATCTCCATCCATCATGTGACGATGTACAATGTCGCCGTCTTCTAGTACAATGGATTTTCTATCTAAATAGCGCAATGTTACAGATTCACCATTTTTCCTTTCTAATATTTTAGCGCCAGGCCACACATCTGGACCATTTTGCACTAATTTTGTTAGAAAAGCACGGTTAACTTTATTTACTGCAACTGGTTTAGTAATATTTTTTGCAATCTTCATAGGAATACCAAGTTCTTTTATAGAAATATTAGGGTCAGCAGTAATAACTGAACGCGCTGAAAAGTCAACACGTTTTGCCATCAAATTGCCTCTCATACGACCACCCTTTCCGTTCAATCTATCTTTAATTGATTTATAGGGTCGTCCTGAACGTTGGGCTACTGGACTGGCACCTGGCAAATTATTGTCAACCATTGATGCTATATGGTATTGCAATACAACTGACCAATCACTGACAATATTTTCTGGTGCATTATTTTGCAGCTTTTCTTGTAATGTTTTATTTGTTTTCAATATATTTACCAAAATATGTGTCAAATCATCTTCAGAACGTTGCTGAGCATCATGTTTCACAGAAGGTCTAACTGCAGGAGGTGGAACAGCCAATACTTGACAAACCATCCAATCTGGTCTGGACCAAATAGGACTAAATCCCATAAAAGTTACATCTTCATCAGAAATTCTTTTGAATATTTTTAATACCAGTTCAGGAGTCAACGGAATGACAATGGTTTCTGATTCACCTTCTTCAGGATTTGCATTAGCCCATTCAGCATACAATGATGCCATGCCTTCCTTCTTAATCTTATTAGGTTGTACACAACTGCATCCATCTTCGGTATCTTCACCACAACGCTTTACATTCTTACATAACTCATAAACATATTTCCAACGAGCTTGTTGTTGCATTCCTAGTGCTTGTTTGTATTTATCTTTAGAAATAAGTAACTTACTGCATTTAAAACATACGCATCGTAAAATTTTTTGAATTGTTGCTAAGTATTGAACATAAAATACGGGACGAGCCAATTCAATATGACCGAAATAACCAGGTGTTTTCATATAGTCTAAACCATCTGTTGGACAGATTAAACCAGGCTCTAAAACACCCATTCTAGGATCAAAGAGACCACCAATAACAGGCTTGTTATTAATATAAGCTTCTTTGCTTGTTATTTCAGCAACAGAACCCTTACGTATTTCATCAGGAGATAATATACTAAACTGAATACCAATAACTTTTGAGCAAATATTGTTCTTCATATTTCCAGAATTCTTGTGCATGCTTCTTATATATATCAAACAATATTTAGATTGTTTTATTTCAATTTTATTTTATGTTAAAATACTTATTTTTATTTAACTATATAGAAATAAACAAAAACAATAAATAAAAAATTGAAATATATTAAACACAATTTAATAATTAATAAACAATTGTATGCCCAGAGATATTAAATTAAAGTCTAAAATGTCTAATAAACAGAAGGAATCAGAGAAAAGAAAGAGAAATATGATTGAATCGTCCGACGACTCTGAAAGTGACAGTGACTATCATACAGATGATTCTGAAGAAGAATTTGATGGTCATGAATATCGTAAATTCTTGTCTAAAATATTTCCATCCAAACATCTTAACGAGAAAATTAAAGCAGGTGAAAAATTAAAGAAAAAGTTAAGAAAATATGAGGGAAATAATTCTGATGATGATGAAGAACTTATCAAAAAGAAGTCTGGTATTAGAGGAAAAGGAAAGGAAAAAAAGAAGACTATTATTGAATCTGATTCCGAAGAAACATTAGGGTCTGATGATTCAGAAGAAGTTCCTGAATATGAATATGAAGATGAAGATGAAGATGAGGAACTAGAAGATGAAAATGATTTAGAAAATGAGGAACTAGAAGAAGGAACAAAGAAAAAAAATAGCAAAATTAACTTAATTCTTACTATTAATCCACGCGAAGAAAACAAGAATGAAGCAGAAGAATGGTCAACATGTTCCGATTCAGATACAGAAAATGAAGATGACCCTATTAGTTCAGAATCTGAAAATGAATCAGAAGATAGTTCTTATTGTGAAAAAAACAAGAGAAATAAAATAATTACTAGAAGTAGTAGTAAAAATAAAAGACAACAATCAGTTAATACAAAAGAGGAAAAAAAAGCAGAAAAAGATAAAGAAGAAGAAAAAGATGATTCTGAAATTTTACAAAATCTAATGAAACTTCAAGAATTAAATCCAAATGATAGGTCAATAAAAAAATGCATTAATCTTTACAAAAAGGATATTTCTTTAGAGAAGGAAAAAAAGGAAAAACGTGACAAAAAAGAAAAACAAAGAAATGAACGCATATTTAGAAAGATTATGCGTGATAAAAATACAATGAATGATTTTGAGTTTTACAAAAAAATGGACATTAATTGTCAAAAGAAAATTATCAAAGAACTAAGAGAAATTAACAAGATTACACGCGTTGAAAAGCCCTATAGACTTACACTTATTGAATCTGACATTCCAGTCATATTTAAGGCTGCTGCCTTAAAAAAAATAAATTCGTTAAGAAACATGGAACCTGGTTCAGGAGAATATTACAAAATTAAAAACTGGGTTGACACATTTATGCGTATTCCTTTTGGAACTTATAGCAATCTTTCGATTAGCATACAAGACGGTGTAAGTGATTGTCATGATTTTATGGAAAATTCATTAAAAATATTGGATGACTCTGTATATGGTTTAAACGATGCAAAAATGCAAATAATGCAAATGTTAGGACAACTTATTACTAATCCAAAGTCAATTGGAAGCGCAATAGCTATTCATGGACCTCCAGGTACTGGAAAAACGACACTAGTTAAAGAAGGCATTAGTAAAATTCTGAATAGACCATTTGCTTTTATAGCATTAGGTGGTGCAACAGACAGTAGTTTCTTAGAAGGCCATGGTTATACATATGAAGGTTCTAGTTGGGGTAAAATAGTGCAAATATTGATTGACAGTAAATGCATGAATCCAGTAATATATTTTGATGAATTGGATAAGATAAGTGATACGCCAAAAGGTGAAGAAATTGCTGGAATTTTAACCCATTTAACAGATACATCTCAAAATTCTCAATTTCATGATAAATATTTCTCAGATATAGATTTTGATTTAAGCAAGTGTTTGTTTATTTTCAGTTACAATGATGAATCAAAGGTTAATCCAATTTTGAAAGATAGAATGTATAGAATAGAAACAAAGGGTTACAATCATAAGCAAAAAATAAATATTGCAAATAATTATTTGCTTCCAAAAATTAGAGAACAAGTAAAGTTCTCAGATGAGCAAGTAATTATTCCAGAGAAAACGATTCAATATTTGTTTGATAATTTCTGTAATAAAGAAGATGGTGTTCGAAATTTAAAACGTTGTTTGGAAATTATTCATACTAAATTAAACTTATACAGGTTGATGAAGCCTGGGTCAAATTTGTTTGAACAAGATATGTCCATTAAAGTGGAATTTCCATTTACAGTGACAACAGATATTGTAGATAAATTGATTAAAAAGGCCGACACATTTAACCCGTCGTTATATTACTTATATGTGTAACATTAAACATTAGTAACTACATACTGCTGAAAATACTAAATTTAGGTCATGCTGTGGAACACCAGTATTGCGTACACAATTAGCATTAAAAAATTGACAACTAGGATACACTCCAGACCGTAATCCACATGCATAACCTTCTACATTTCCTAAAAGTACAGGTGATACATTGTGAACAGTACCTTGACGAATAACAGTTCCGTTATTGTTTTTAATAATAAATTGTCCATTTACGCTAACTTGAGAATATTTACAATAGCCTGATAATAAAGCTGTATTTTGAGTAATTCCAGGATATGCTGTTACGCACGCACTAAGTGTAGTACCAGCATTATCCGTAATTACATTGTGCCATTGACCTATAGGTCCTTTACATGAGTGCCCTTGTATTGTGCCCCAATTATTTGCTTGATTTCCAGCAATTGGTATGTTATAACTTTTTTTAAGACATTTTAATGTTGGTCCATTTGGACACTTAGATGTTACAACGCGTTTCATTTGATAATTTACTGGAACAGAAGATTCTAAATTTACTGTCTTTGGATAAGTATTTATAGACATTATATTATAATATATGCAATTATAATTTTATATAAACCTATTGATTACATGTATTGCAAACCGCGGTAAAAGACATAAGACCAGAATTATTACCATATTTACATCTAGCCTGAAAATATTGACATGAACCATTGGGACAATAACCATATCGAGTAACTACTTCTGTATTTTGTATAGTACCACGATTTTGTCCATTGTCAGTTACCCAGTATCCTTTTGCTGTAGCATTAGGAGATACTTGACATACCCCCGATGTACCAGAACTAGAAGTTGCACACCGACTAACACCATTATACTTTGTTATACAACCAAGTGCCTTCATATTACTTGCAGTAATTTCGAATTTAGGTCCAACACATGTTTGGTTAGAAGTCATTCCATTAAGTTGACCCCAATGATTTGCTTGTCCCCCAGAACCAGAACCAGCAATTGGAATATTATAACTTTTTTTAAGACATTTTAATGTTGGTCCATTTGGACACTTAGATGTTACAACGCGTTTCATTTGATAATTTACTGGAACAGAAGATTCTAAATTTACCGTTTTTGGGTAAGTATCTACATTATAAGACATTATATTATATTATAATATAATATATATTACTAAATATTATTTTTAACAAAGTGCAGTAAATGTTACGCCTAAATGTAGAGTACCATTAATCATCATTGGACATTGGAATATGCTACAAGTGCCACTTGGGCATGCGCCAAAATGCTGAATTGAGTCCCAGTTCTTCATGTTTCCACGAATTATATTATTAGGATTTTGATTATTAATCCATACTCCTTGTGCAGTAGCATTGGGGGATATTTGACACTGCCCTGGTATGCCACCTCCATTTGCATTCATACTAATACCAGTATATTTTGTTACACAATATAATATGTGTGGGTTCGAAGGTGTAGCCTGTATATGTCCAACACACTTATAACCATCTAGCGTGGGCCAATTATTTGCTTGTCCCCCAGAACCAGAACCAGCAATTGGAATATGACAATTTTTGTTACGGCATTTATTTGGTCCATTTGGAATATTATAACTTTTTTTAAGACATTTAGGATTTGGTCCATTTGGACACTTAGATGTTACAACGCGTTTCATGTGAGAATTTACTGGAAGAGAAGATTCTAAATTTACTGTTTTTGGGTAAGTATCTACATTATAAGACATTATATTATAATATAATATAATATTATTGCATTACATTCCAAAATTCATCAAACCAATATTTCTTTTTTGTGGTCTAATAAAATTTCTATTTACAACTAGATTTTTTGCTAAACTAGGTTTATCTTTATCTTTATCTTTGTTTATTCCATGTTTATTAACAATTTCTTTCCTTTTAATATCACAAACATTGCAAGGACAATTAGTTGCTATTGGAGCATTTGATTCTAATGATAAATAAGACAATATTTCTTTAGCTTCATTTTTATTCATAATACTAAAATAAAATAATGTATCTTTATTTTGGAACCCAAATGGATTTTCATCTTTAATCCTATTTTCGAATTTTTTCAAATACTTTTGTTGTTCGTCTTCTGAATAATATATTTTAAAAGATTCATTATCTTTTATTTTATTATAAATATTTGTAGTAATAAAAAAATTTTCATTAAAATAATCATAAAATTTACCCCATGATTTTGTTTTCGTTTCATTATGTTTTACTATATTAAAATTATAACCTAAATATGGAGTCAATATTTTATTCCATTCTGAAGAATCACATAATCTTAATTTGATATATTTTATAGACCCATCATTATAAATCAAGTGTTTTTTATGAAAATCAAATTCAGTAAAATCTTTAACATCATATTCATCTTTAAAATAATCAAAATCATGTTTATCATGATAGTAATCAAACAGATTTAAAAAACGATGAATAAATGTATCTTTATTTTCAAATTCAGGATATATATCAAAGTCTCTTTGAAAATGTAAATTTAATTCATTAAAATAATTTGATAAACAAATATCAAAAATAGGACGATAAATGTCTACTACAAATACATTTTTATTATATTTTTTTAAAATTGTAAATAATTGCTTTAAACTTATACCATAAATTTGTTCTCTTTCTAAATCTCCAATATTATGGTAATGAAATGTTCTGAAAATATGTGTTAAATATAAATTTATAGAACCCCATAAGCAAGTCGAACCTACTTTTTTGTTAGTATATAAATAAAATAAATTTTTACAGCGTGGATTAGTGCATTTATTATCAACACATATTTGAAGTTTTTTTAGTATATCGTCTATTAAATGTTTATTTTTGTCATCAAGTAATTCTTCATCGCTAATATTATTAAATGCTCTTTCGTTAATAATTTTGTTTGATTCAAATTTATATAATTCTCTTCCTTTTTCCTTTTCTTCCTTAATTCTGTTTTGATGATTTTTAAAATAATTTTTAAAATCAGATTTTTCACTATGAGATTTGTTTTTATCCATTTAATATATTATTTTGACATTTAATACATTTTATTTTAACGAATTAAATGATGGAATAAATTTTTATATTATAGTTATATATAATATAAAATGAGTTTTTTTCAAAACTTAGAAAAATCTCTTTCTGAATCTCTTTCTGAAATATTTGACAACTATATTAAAGAAAA